ATACCTTTGTATAATACGTTGCATTACTTCCCTCCACCCGTTCTTGTAGAAGTGCTACCTATAGCTGGAGATCCATAAAGACCAAACAATCTTTGAACTCCTTGATAAGCAGCGTCACCTTCGTTTTGATTCTGTTGTTGTAGAGCTGTACCTACTTGTCCTAGTGTGTTAGCACCAGCACCAAACTGTTGCTGTAAAGTATTACCTGCACCTAGTACACCACCAGCACCTGATAAAGCTGCCGAGCGTCTATTGGCTAATTCTGCAGCTGCCATATCACCACCTACCTTCATAGCAGATGAGTCCATAGACTGTTGTGCTCTAGCACCACCGAGGTTGCCTGTACGTGTAAACTGACCTTTCTGTTGACCTATAATGTCACCTACTGCAGTTCCAATAGAATCTTTCATAGCTGTAGTCTGTTGACCTAATGCATCTGCACCAAAGATACCAGTACCAGAAGCAGCATCTCTGTAAGCTTGAGTAGCTCCGTAACTGTCTGCTGCAACTTGATCGTAAACACCACCTGCACCACCAAGTTCTTTCTGTCTTTCAAAAGCAGTTACTTGTTCTGGAGTTAACCCCGATACATTCTCATACGCTCCCGATTTGTATAAATCTACAGCACTACCTAGACTGTCTTCAACATAGGGTTGAGCCCACGCTGGCAAACTTGTTGAAGTTGTTTGTGAATTTCCACCACCGCCCATAATTAAACCTCCTTGATGAGCGTTATAAACGGCTCATAATATCCATATTTCTTTAAGGCTTTCGCCCAACCTTTACGCCCATACACTACAGTTCTTTTACAGTTAGTAGATTGTGCGAACTCTTCTAGTATTTTTAATAACTCTGGCCCATGTGTGAACCACCCCGGAGATGTACAGGCAACAACAGCTAACTGCCGCCTACCTTCTATTTCTTCAAAGCGAGTTATGCAAACACCACCTTCTTCTCTCACCCAACACTGACCTACTGCGCCTAGACATTGTAATAATAATCCATGAGATGTAACAACACCACTGCCATGTACTATAGCTTCTTCTATTTGTGGCTTTATAATATGCCATTGATCAGCCAACTCAGGGCCACTTAATAATCTCATTTATTATTTCCTTATGTTGGTTCAGTAGGCCATGTTACAGTGTGTGGAAATCCAGATGACTCTGGAAGATCTAGGAGAGCCCTTCTATAGACTCTCCATTCTTCTTGTTTATCTAAAGATAATTCTAACCAACGTAAATTATTACTAACTACAGGGTCAACTTTTCTAACTAACAAATACTTACGAGTAAGTCTAACACGAGATGCTTCTAAATCATAAAGCCATTGATCTGTAGGTGCTACCCAGTCAGTTCCATTATACGTGTAACCTTCGCTAGGCTGAATAGATACAGGTGTTGTACCATCTAGGTAAGAATTTAATGTATTTAAATCAGGAGGCTCATTTGTTTCCCAGTATCCTATATCAGGATGGTAAAAACCTCTGTGGTTATCTTTCATAATTTAACTCCTTACCAACATTCTAAAATTCCAGTATAAGAATGGATTGAATTTAATCTTGCAAATCTATAATAATGTTTATTAGGAATCATCCATACAGATCTTCCATCATTATCACTATCTCCATCATTAAAATTAACTTCAACATAAGAATTTATATTTACACCTGTTGACATTTGCATACCACCACTAAAATTTGTATATGATATAAACATAGCTGTTCCTTTTAAGTTTTGATAATGAGCAGTAGTATTGTAAGTTCCATTTGCAATTTGTCTCCACCTTCCTGATCCTAAAGCTATATCACCAACAGTGTATTGCTGTGTTCCTCCTAAGATAGAAGAGAATTGAACAGCACCAGCTCCACCAGCTCCACCAATAAAATCACCATTACCAGTACCATTACCAGTAAGGGTAGGTGTCGCACCTGCACCTATTGCAGTAACTTTAACATAAATTTGTTTAAGTCCAATATAAGAAGAAGTGTCAAAAACTTGTGTGACTTTTTGACCTGCAAGTCCACCCATGCCAGCTCCACCTGAGCTATCAAGGATTTGATCTTGATCTCCCCCAGCTCCTCCTCCTCCAGAAGAAAAACCTGTAGCAGCTGACCCCGATTGGCGTTGAGATGGTGCTCCTGACCCAGCTCCACCAAACTCTGAGGCTTGACCTACAGCTCCTGACCAAGGTGTTCCTAGTAGTGCATTTCTACCACCAAGTCCACCAGCCGCACTAATTGAAGATCCTATTTGAACAGAACCACTAGCACCCGGAACCCCTGCCCACACTTGAGCAGTTGTAGTTCCACCACTGTTGTTAAGACTAATTGATTGATCTAAATAGCCATCATCTCGTCCAAAACCACCAGCGCCACCTCCACCATAAGCAGTTATAGTAATACTAGCACCAGCATCTCCAGAATTAACTGAAGTAACAGTAGAAATAGTAGAAGTTCCTCCTGATGCTGATCCACCTGAAATTAATGTTGGATTTAATATTTGAAGACCAGTGTCTTCAGCATGGATAATTCCATGAATTTGACTATCAACAGATGTGTGACTAACTTCAAATCCAATTTCTTGTACTTGACCACTACCAGAAAGAACTCCTTGAGTATTTCTAAATACAGTCCCAACAGTATTTGATGATGCTCCTGTGCTCGTAAATTGAGAACTACCAACAGCATATATTCTGTATTCTACACCAACTGACATAGAACCAGCTGCGATTATAGTAGGTCTTATTTCTCTACCTACAAAAAATCCATCTGTATTGTATGCAGATGAGCTAACCCTACCTGCAATAAAACCAGAGTCACTACCAGATAATCTTAAATTTCCATCAATATCTATTTGATTAGTTTTAATACTATTAGTAGTTATATTACCGCCATCAATAGCTGTAATTGTATTACCATCTAATGTGAAATCACCACCACTGAATGTAACAAGTCCTGAAAAAGATGTACTTTGAACAGGGGTAGATCCAGTCGCATTTGATGCTCCAGCAAAACCTGATGTATCTATAAAAAACAAATCTGAAGACCAAACTAAAGTTGTTGAAGAAGCTTGTTGAACACTGGGGATTAATGACCAACCTGAAGTAATCCCAGCAAGAGCACCTGTTGACCAAGTTAAAGTAGCGGATGGAGCAGACCCTTGGCTTCCAGCAACTGCAGATTTATATAAACGCTTTGTAGCAAACTTAGGTCCATTAGCTCCAGCATTCCCTGATGCTCTGTATATTGTCCAACCTCCACCTGCAAATGATCCAGCATTATTGGTTCTAGTTATATTAGCAGAAGCAACCCAAAGACCTTGACCACTGCCAACATTTGGTACAGTTGTTGTCCATGTACCAGTGTTAGAAGCATTACCTGTCGATGAGTTAAAACCAGCATTATTTGCAATAGCAGAAGGTTGATTTATACTTGCATCATATAGATATAATGTTCGAGATACATCACCATTAGTTCCATTAGTTCCATTAGTTCCAGAACTTCCTGTAACTTGAGGAGTACTAAACTCAGACGAAGCTACTGTATCAGTTGTAGTGGTAGCAGATGCAATAGCAGATGAACTAAATAGAAACTCACCAATAGATAATGAAGGTGCAGTCTGTGTCCATCCATTGAGCGAACCACCTGACAACGCTCCTGTAGAAAACGTATACGTAAATGTACCGCTGAACAATGAAGGTGCCGAACTAGATGAGTTTTTATTATGAAGCAATACAGTAGCATTATTTAACCCTGCTGGACCTGTTGGTCCCTGACCCCCCGGATTTCCATCATCTCCATTAGACGCAAGTAACACAGGTGTGTTCCAAGTGTTTGAATTTGTAATAGTATCAACTAGTTTAGATACATACCTAAAGGTAACCCATAGATATTTTAGAGTAGTTCCGGGTACAGCGCCAGTCCAACCGTTGTTAGCAGTAACTGTAACATCATCTAAATCAGAGTAGTCATAAGATACAGATGTAGGTGCAGCTGGTGCAGTAGCACTAGCAGTTTTTTGATAAAGGTAAATTGTTGTATTACCATTAGCACCAGCCCCATCAGAACCAGAGGGTGTGTTAACTCCCGGAAGCAGACCAATATTTAAATACTGTGTTATCTGATTTGTCCAAGAGTCTAAGACAGGATCACCTGTATAGGGTGGTCTTATAATAGACATTACTTGAATCCTCCTTTACTTAATTCTATTTGATATCCTGAGAGATCCCAATCTAAGGTCACTTCACCAGTTTGATTTGTAATTTTATAATTTAAAAACCTACCATTAAACCTAACGTCTGCTTTATAGTTCAGAGTTGTGTCAAAGTTGAGAGAAGGTTTAGATGAATAGTCTACAGACTGACCAACCTTGTCAGTACCATCATATGTAATAGTTGCCTTTGAAGGCCCATCAAATAACAATACCATACCAGCTACACTCTCAGTGTCAAACTCAGGTGTTAAGGCTAGTCGTTGACGCTCAAGGAATGCACCATCCATAAAAGAACTCCCATCTACTCCTACAACTTTAGTAGGTGCAGCAAATAAAAGGTCATCTCTTGAAGGGTTAGCAGATATTGAGCCTGTTGGTAAATCTCTTTTTGTCCACACGTTGTTACGATAGTTCCAAACATAGATTGCAGAAGTAGACCAGAACCAAATCTCATCATACTTGTTGAACCTTACTTGTTTAATTGTAGTTCCATTCCTAAAGAAACTCCTTACTCTTCCACCGGATATGGAAGATATAGATCCCGGATGTCCACCAAATGAATAGCAGTCATTACTACCATACACAATATGTTTACCATCTACTTCAAGAACACCATCAGTGTTGTTTACACCATAGTTATTTGTAACAGTTGCTATTTGAAACGGTATGAGGGGTGAGCTTGTTTGTTGAATAGAGTGTATCGAAGAGTCTGTATATACATACAGAACACCTTGCAACTCTGCCATGTCTTTTATTGTACCAGTTGAGGCCAAGATGAACTCGTCAGCTGTGTTAGCTCCATTCTTAAACGGATTCCAATTCTCAGGGATTACTCCGGGAGCTGCAACATCTGATGTCCTAACTGTACCTGTAAGAGTACGTCCACCTGTCTCTTTAAGATTACCTGCAACTAGCAAGTTACCATAAGACCTGACAACACCACAAGTTACTACAGTAATTGGATCTGTTGTAACAAACGCTTTATACACAGTACCACCTGATGATGTATCTGGTGTAAAGCTAAATTGATTTGCTGAAAAATTAACAGATGAAATTGTACCTATATTAGCTAGTGTTGAATCAGCATTCCCTGCACCATTAAAAATTGTACCAGCTGAATTTATACTTACTGTTTCTGTGTGAATTGGAGATGCTGTGTTTCTAGGAAGTGCTGTTATCTTAATAAATATTCTAGCACTACCAGTAGGTGCTACAAAAACACGATTCTTTATTACCTTTGCTCCAGTAGAGCCATCATGCTCAAAAGAAGTCATCTCTTCTTCTACAGCATAGGAGTCCCATCCTGGAAGTTTAGCCACTGTTGTAATATCATCTTGTAAAAATACGGGAGTAGAGTTACCATTATTAAATATAATATGGTAACCACCATTAAATAGAGTGTGCTGCCAACTACCACCAGTGACATTACTACCGGGGTATGTACCACCAATACCACTAATAACAGTAAAAGAACTGTTGTATATAGTGAATGTACAAGTCGTATTATTGTCTGTGATAACTACATACCTATCACCAACTGTTGAAGGCCAATAGGCTATGTACTTTACATTTGAAAGTGAGGTTAGTTTGTTTACATTAGAGGGAAACCTTTTAATAGACCCATTTCTAAAACGTACATTGTTAACATCTGAGAATACATTTGGAGGTAGCGACACTGCTGGAGTATCTAGCACAAGACCTGCTGATGCAAGGTCTGTGATTGGTATAATCTGTTGT